GTCTAACTGTGGTTATTCGCACAGCCCTTGATAATTGTGGGATTTTCACCCATAACCGCTTATTTATCACGGCAGCCTAATCTCAAAATGAGTTCAGCCAATCCTATTGAACACTTCCCTTTTGGGGACAGCATTCGCACCCATGTTATAGCCTGGGGTACATCTTGCAATAATAAAACAAATCTGATTAACGACTTGCGCTTAACCTTCGAGTTAACCAAGTTCATCATCCGCTGGGCACTGCACTTAGAGCAGTAAGGTCTTATTTCAACCAACCAACGAAATCCGAAACCCGTCAAGAACATCCATATAGGAGCCTCAACAACCGGAAAAGCTTTCAAACAGAGGAACGTATTACGATACATGTTCATCATTCAAGTAGGTGTTACGAGGTAATTTCAACCCTCTACGTGGTCAACCCCACGTGTCAGTTTAATAGTGACAAACTATCGCGCTTATGGGCCAAAGGTCCAGACGCTAAATTTTCGCGCTTATGGGCAAAAGTTGTTCTCACTCAAGAGGGCCGATTAATTAAAATTCTAAGGCACAACTTCAGTCCAGACGCTACATATATTTTACTTGATTGTCATCAAGCATTTAATTTAAACGCCAGGTTGTGAAGCCTGGATTACTACACATCATAGAGCCGCTCCGGAATTTATCCAGCCGAAGTGTGTTATGTAATCTTTTCGAGTGGCCCTACTAGAGGCCAGATAAGGTACTTATGGGTACCAACCATTTTGTGATTAATAGGCCAACCGCAGGACATTCTTGCGAATTTCCAACGTCGTGCCACACAACTGTCCGGTGTCATCCTTGTCATGGAGTTTCGGTATATAAGTGACGGGATTATTATCCCATTCACTCAACACCAGATTTATGTCAACAAGGTAATCAACCTGACAGAGTTCCAAATAGAACTCAAGCTGCTCGGTGAGTTTCCCCTGCCTCGCCTGCTTGTAATCACGCACTGCTGAACCATTTTCAGTTTCCGTATGAACCAACTTGGAATAAAACGAATAACTGGCCAACAGATTTTTATTTTTGATGGGTTTGCATCTCCCGTAATAATCGCCATGAACAGGGCGATCCTCACAGGGTTCAAGATCAACTTCCGTCTTGAAGTGCAAAGCCAGGGTGCTGTGTGATAAAACTGACACAACATCCGGTGAAGGTTTATAATCTTTGTTCACAATATTCTGCATGAGCCAATACTCACCAGGATTTGTTCGCCCTGTACGGCCCCGACGCTGTAAGCTAGAAGCTTTATCGACGGGAACGACCAGTATCTTACCTTCATCGTTGACAACCCGGTTACCACAATCAATCACCAAGTCACAACCTGGTATAGTCAACCCTGCCTCCGCAATGGTTGATGAGACAATGTGGCCCTTTTCCGGCACTGTTCGGTTACCCGACCACAGCGCGGTAAACCCACGATCTCGGTTCTTCTCTGCAAATTTCTGCGCAAACCTAGCACTATGACTAATAACAAGGATCCGCTTGAAACCAGTTCGCAATGCTTCTTCCACTAAATCATCCAACTTCTCATCTCGACGACGATCTGTTATCTCATGCAGTGGAGGAACTTTGGCATCAATGATATCCCAATTCGTATTGTACATCCATTTCTTCGGCGTGGCAGTCAATAAAACACACGGGCTAACACTAAACATTGTTTCAAACAACATCTGTATCTCGCACGCAATCTCATGACCTTCATCTAAAACCCAAATAACGTCCTCGTAACCTTTAAGGCCACCCATATGCTTCGCATTAAGGTGACCATACGTACACGTGAACGTCCTTGTAGTGGGTTCCATACCACGGCGCCACCAACTGACACCAGGATAATTGCTGAACTCAGAGCACAACAAACGGCGCGGCATGACAACACACACCCTCTTCTCTGGAAAGCGTGCAGCCAACAACGGTGGCACATATCGCGTCTTCCCAGTCCCGGTATGTGCATGGACAATCACTGACCGATGATCACTCAAATTAACTGCAATATCATTCACAGTAGACACCCAAGCGGGTGGTGTGTTTTGCTCAATTTGAGTCTTACCATTCAGCGTATCCGTGCGATCCGCAAACATCGATTTGTTCAAGAACGATGCGACATGATCCAAACCTCCGGATACCAAATCATTCAATGCCCACGTAGGCAAAAGCGAAAACACAACAGGCAAACGAATGTTTTCGGCAATCTGATATGCCATTTTCTTGTGACCCCGATACGGATCCTTGGGCACAAGAACAGACATCGACCGCGACGAAGCACCACGTGACGCATAATACCAATAATTCCAGGTACTGAAAACTTCACGTGATGTGAACAAATAAATGTTCATCAATTCCAATGCAACCGACCCAAACGGAACATGCTGGGCCAACTGCAAAGTTGGATGGACGTTGACATACACAAGGGTATAAACCCAAAAGTGCAAAACCGCATAATTCAGATTGCGGTCAAACAACGGCCCCGTCACAGGCAAAAATCTACCAACTTGTTTGTACCATTTCCGCACATCGCACAGCGACGAATACGGAGACATCCGGCACATATAGGACAACTCTTCTTCCGTTGGAGCACGCCCATATTGCTTTGTATAACAATGGAAAATGTGGGCCTCAAACAACCCATAGCTCTCGATCTCCGTTACACGATCAAGAACATCATCAGTATCCACTGTCAATAGATGCGTTGGAAGATATTGTTCCATGGAGCGAACCATGCGCAATGTTCGTAACAGAACCTGCTCTGTCCGGGCAAAACCACCAATCGAAAACTGTAGGCTTTTGACAATACCACGCTCTTCCAACGTGCCTGCCTTATACCAATCCTGGACAACCTTGCTATATTCAGGCACCGGATATTTCTTCCGGGCCTTCTTTCGCACAGGACCAATCAATTTATCAAACTCTGCATCAACCTGAGTCCGAATCATCCTGTACAGTTCTGGTTGATGCGCACACAAGGTCAAGTACCCAATGCCCTTCTGAATTAGATACTCACTTTTCTTAGGAGCGGAGCCCATGTTCCGCGATGCATCAGCCTTGTAATTGCTATACCGCATAAGCAACTTGGACTTCTCGTGTAACACCGCAAATTCAGGTACATCAATGCCCGCCATGGCAAAATCCGCCTGAAATTCAATGCCAGGTCGTGGATATTTCCCGAGGAACGTTTGTGCAAACACATCATTCCCCGTTGATTCCACACGCAGGTTAACACCGAATTTCGCGGTAGAAATAGCGAACACCTTGTCCCAATCGATATCAAAATCGGTGGCGATGATATTATCATCACTCATATTGCTCAAGTACACACGATCAAAGAATTCCCGAATTGGCCACCCTTGGGCTTTACTAATACTATAAATAATCGTACCCTCATAACCAACAGTGTTTTGCCAAGTAACATTAGAACTCCCAGTGGTACCACCACCACGTTTGGCAATAACACCGCCAGGAGCAGTCGCATGTTCCGCAGCGACCTCCTTTGTGACATCCTGATACTCCGGACGGAAACTGTCAACAAACTTCCATAAATCAGCCGCTTGACCCGGATCATGTTCAATTTCATCCCACAACTCCGCAATCAAATTGACAATATGACCACGTTGCTCCTGCTTAGTGGCCTGATCGATATGTTGTGCAATCACATCATACTCCGGACGATCACGGTAACCACGCTTACGGATCTCACCAAGGATCGCAAAAACATTGTCATTCAAATTACGATCAAATGCCGTTGCATCCAACGATACGATGTTCTTATAACGAGTTGCCTCGGAGAACACCGATCCCAACGCAGCCCCATTCAAAGTAATACCAGCCTTTCCGCTGGCATCATGCGGGGCATGCCGATTATTGACATCGAAATTCAGCACACCTTGCTGAACATTTGTGACCAACGACGATGCCACAACAGATCGCAACTTACTCGGATTAGCACGCAGCTTCTCACTGGGGACAACCTGCGATTTCGGGAACGCATGTGCAATGGAAGGGAACCATTCACCAGATTCAAAAGGCAATGTTGCCATTCTGGCAATAGGTCCCAACCACTTATGCTTCCGAAGATCGTCCCGTTTCTTCATACCAGCTCCGATAAAAGGCAGACCTGCCGAGTATTTCTTGTGCTTCATAAAATGACTAACAAGTTTGCGGGGATCAGCCAGATTCGCATCCAGATATAATTTCGAATTCTGGTTTACGATCGTATCCGCCACAGCAATAATGTCATCATCTAACAATGCGTCAGCTGTACGAGTGTATGAATAACTCGCCAATGATGTGATCATCGTTTCCTTACATGCCAAAACAATGGCATCAATACCTTCAATCCCACCTTGTTCGAGTCCTCGTTGTTGTAACAGTAAATCAACATGAGGGTTCCGGTTCACACGCCGGATGAAATGCTTGATGTTTAAATCACGTTTACCAAATAACTCCAGATTGTGAACGTAATAATCAAGAGTTTTCTGATAATCAACATCATGAAAGGAAGGAGCAGAATGCAAAACAACACCAATCTCCTCTGCACGTCGACTTCGTAACGGTTTTTGTGTAGGTGCCCAAGCACCTTTATTCGAGCGCGATCCATAATCGAATACTTCCAGCAAATGCTCAATTCCGGCCAATACGGCACAATCCCGGATCGATGCGTTTCCCAACAAGATCATTGTTTCCAACCTAGCGGCAAATTTCATAAGCCGCACAAGAAATGCATCACGATTGAACACCAACGTTTGACGCAGGGACGTCACGGTGTTACCACAACCGTACATCCCGGAAACCAAAGGCAAGAGGTCAATGGGTTTCTCTCCATAGAAACAACCATCTTCCTTCTGGTAAATGACAGACCAAGGTTTAACAGGTTCAGCTAATGCAATTGCCTTATTGAGGCCTGCCGCCCCCGGACTATCCCACACTAAACGGGAAAATGGGACCGGGACTGCAGCACAAGTGAACAAAACAACGTCCACAGATCCAACCAGGGAATCAACACAAGCGAACAACTGCTTGTTATCAATTACAAAACAGGTGTCAACTTTACCCGTGCCAGCTCCACGCTTTAATGTTATGGAACCCCACGTGGAACGACAACCCTTCTGCGAGAAAGTAATGCAGGCTGAAGACTCATACGCCAGCATCAGATCAACCACGTTCCAAGATGGTTTATGTCCAACGACAAGATATTCGTGCTCATGCACATCCATCAAATGGCCACTCGCAATCAAATGTGGAACCATCGATATGTGATAAACATTCTCGAAACGTAATTCAGCATCAGGTCGATCAACATCACTCGAGATGAAGCAGCACGGGCTTTGCAGATCCTCAAATATCCGCATGTCAACTGGTGGATTCGTTACAATTTCCACAGCAACCGGCTTCAGGTAACCCTTCGCGGTTACTTCGTTAACAACTTCATATATCTCAACGGCCTCGGATGAGACTTCAAGACTAGGGACAAACACCAGACTCAAAATATCCAACCATGTGGGTAAGGCATCTGGACCACCCAGTGCAAACACCGTCGGACCGGCCAAGCACGTAAAGCCACAAACCGCTAACACAGACAACGGTAAAACTAAGGCCAGCACAGCAAAAATGGACATACCTGCAAAGAAGCCCAGGACAACAATATCGCCCCCATACTTCTCATCTGAACGCACTTGGAAAGCAGCGGTCTGGCAATTCCGAAAACCGGTATATGCAAGCCCATCAAACAACGATACTTTAGCAACCAACTCAAGCCATCGATTCTTCGACAAAGCGGTGGGAATCACAAACAAAGTCTTTGTCTTTGGGTAATCCCGAACATAAGTTTTACATCGCGGGACACCAGTTTGGAGTGTCACTCCCACCCCCGTATAATTCACACCATCAGTGAAATCTACATGGAGGAAAGGGAGCCAACTCTGCTCAAGACTTGAGAATCGCATCATAATCCGATCATCATACTCACACCAGGGATCAACAGTGTCAATCAACCCCATGGTGAAATAGTGGACAATGTCCGCCCACCAATAACGGCACACATATTCATATGCCAAAACAAGAACGACGGTAGGCAAAGGACCAACTACTCCAAGGATGAATGACCACGTAGTGCTGGTACTAATCTGCCAGATACCCCACACAAATGCTGCAAAACCACACAAAATGGCCTTGTAAGCATCGCGGAATCTAATTTTACGATAGCAGAAAGCAACAACACACAAGATCAACAAACGACCAACAGCAGAAATCTCATACCGGAAACCGGATGCTGTCAACACCGTGATCATCTCTGGTATAGTGCGACTTGCCAACAAATCCGGCAAGGCACACCAAAGCCAATTTCCAAGAACATATAGAACAAAAAGAAACCGGGCAATCTCGGTCAATTGATAAAACAACACGGCGGGTAACACGGTTGAATCAGTCGAGAAAACCTGTGCAACAAGAGCAATACGCTGGTGCACACCCAATGGTTTCAACAACCCAAACCAAAACCAAAAATGATTATTTGAGAAAATGAAATCAGGTGCACTGACATAGTCACGATCAAGAAAACGATCAGCAGAACTAACATCACAACCACAACTAGCCGCCGTGGCCATTGTACCAGCACCCCCATGACAAATAACATGCTCATAATCGAGCATCATTTCTGCATGATTGGTTCTGGATTCATATTGCCACACGCTATTCGGGCGAGTTGACCAGACATCCATAGGATCAACATCAGGCAGATACACATCAGCGTGACTACTGCTACCCATGGCGATCAACACCTTACGCTTCCGTTTATTCACACCAAGTTTTAACAAATTTACACCATCACACGAACGCGGTGCACAACCACCAAATGAACCGATACGAATATCCGGACAGCACACAGCAGTTATCACAGTTGTGATCCAGTTGAAAATCCATCCAATCGTCGTGTCTGACGACAACAAACGGAATTTCCCCAACTGGCTCGGTGGTGGTGCCAAATCAAACGTGACAACATTACGAACGTGCCCGATTCCTCCCAAAGGAGCAATCGCAACACAATTATCACGTTTCACCCAATCACACAATGGATTGACGATTTCAGGCAAAAAGCGAGAACTTTTGTAAAATTCAAAACGCTCAACCAACGCCAAAGCCTGCAAACCCTGTTCTTTCGTCAAGCAATCGTGTTGATCACATTCGATCCCTACACGTTGCAATAAGCGGGTATAATATTGCATAGGCACAACATCACCACGAGTTCCAAAAGTAAAAACACGGAACCGTGGCAATGC